ACCGGATCAACCTCGCGAAGCGTCTTCAGCGCCTGCTCTAGCCCTTTGATCTGCGCCACTACTCAGCCCGTCCGTGAATCGCGCGCCATCTCAAGTATCCGAGCATCGTCCATAGCATACGCTCGGATTCCTGAAGTAGCAGACTCGGCGCGATGCCCGTCTCGCAGGCCAAGCCCGCGATCATCCAATGGGAGCTGGACTCTCCGAGGGCTCTAAAGGGGACTCGGGCTCGCCCTCGATATCGTCGAGCGTCGCCACCCAATCCATGAACTCGAGCGTCGTCTTGCCCTGCCGCTTCACGGCGTGCCACGCGAGCCACACGAAATCGCGCGCGAAGATGTCACCACCGGACAGCGCCGTCGACGGCTTCTGGAAGTGCTCCTCCCACGCGATCACGTCGACGAGCTCGGCCGTGATCGTCTCGGCCGTGCCGCCCTTCGGCTTGATCTTGAACTGAACCTGCATCCCTGCTCCCTCCGTTGCCGCTAGCGCGGCGTCAGGATTACGACGTCAGCTTTGTGATGGTCCCGCTCACGGGGAGCGTGATATCGACGGCGTTGAGCTCGCCGACCGCGCCGTTCACGGGGCTCCACTCGGTGACGAGCGCCTGCATCGTGTACGACGGGTTCGCGGTGCCGACGGCGGTGCCGTTCGGCTTCACGTTGATCTGCGCGGTCGACCCGATCAGCGGGTAGAAGAGGCCCTCGATGGCGCTGTAGTCGTTGTGAATCGACAGCGTGATCGAGTTGTCCTGGAGGCCGCCGACGCGCGTGACCGCGCCCTGGCCGAACGCGGTCGTCTCGACCTCGGCCGCGGTCACGTTGATCGTGACGGCGGCGACGTTCGTCGAGATATCGGTCGAGTTGACGGTGACCTTGGTGTCAGTGAGGACGAGCTTGGGCACTTGGATCGTCCTCCTTTAGGACGTCGAGGTTGCGTCTTTCATAGTAGCGGACCCCTGAGCCGGAATCGGGATCAGCCTCGAACCTGCGCGACGAAACGGAAATCGACGGCGAGATACGTCGTGTCGTTCGCGTCGATCGTCTGGATATTGCCGGCGCTCTCAACGAGACTCGTATCGACGGTACCGCCGAGCGTGCGATCCGACTCGAGCGCCCAGCGCACGGAGCCGCTGCCGAAGGAGAGATACGAGTCGAGGAGCGTCTCCGCGCTCCGCTCGGCCGCCCTGCCGACGATCACGGTGATGTCATAGTTGTGCGTCACCATGCCGTTCCCCATCGCGCCGTGATACTCGATCGATCGCAGGCTCGGGAAAGCCATCGGGACGTTGACCTGGTCGGGCTGGCGCGCGTACGTTCGGAGTCCCGTGATCGCGCCGAGGCTCGACGCAATCGCCGTCTTGACCTGCGCGACCGTACTCACCGGATGTTTCGCATCTTCTTGTACGGCATCACGAGCTGCTCGACGTCCGGGTCTAGGAAGCGCGACACGCGGACCGCGCCGAAATCACCAAAGCCGGCGACGCCGAGCGGGGAATCGTACCGCTTGAAGATCCGCGTCGACTGAATGATCGTCGCAACCTCGATCGCCTTCGGCACGCTCGGCCAGCCGAAGACGCCCGTCACGCGGACGAGTGCCTCGCCATCGTCGGCGAACTGATTGCCCGTCGGAAAAACGTAGTCCTCGACGGCGCGGATGCGATCGTACGCCCACGCGATGCCGTCGAGGTTCCCGTTCAGCGGCTCGAGCTGGTAGTCCGTCACAGCCCAGGTGACCCAGTTGCCGTCGCTCGCCGGGTTCGATTCGACGGTGATGGCGGTGCCGGCGATGTCGTCGATCTGGCAGATCAGCGGGTCGGGCGTATTGAAGTACCGCGTCACGGTGCCGGACTGATAGAAGTTCCGCATCGCGTACCCGTCGATCAGCCTTGATGCGGACTCGATGGCGCCCTCGAGAAGCGCATCATCGACGCTATCGGTGATGCGGAGCGCCGCCTTGACCTGCGTAAGCGTGGCGTAGCCATTGGAGATCGCCATAGGGATAGTCTACAACGCGGTAGACAGGTTACTGCCGTGGAAGCGGTACCTCCACGTCACCTCGGGAACGCACGCGAAGACGGCATTCTGGTCGAGAGCGCGGAGCCAGAAATCCCAATCCTCGAAGCCGTGCGCCGCATCGTCGCGCCAGCCGAGCGCGGCGCAGAGATCAGCACGGATCATGCTCGTCGCTGGGATATAGTTGCCGCGCCTAAGCCGGTCCGCATCGAAGGGTGTGTTCGGATTCCACCCTCCGCGACCCTCGACGTGGCAGTACGTATAGATGATGTCCGCGTCGATTCTGGTCGCGAGCGTGGCGAGATGATTCGTCAGCATCACGTCATCGTCAGCGATCTGCGCTATCCACTCAGCGCCCGCCTGGAGTGCGGCTTCCGTCAGCGCGTTCAGGCATCGCGCCGGACCCTGCCGCTCATAGTCGAGGTGGATGAGATGCGCGATCGGCTGAAGTGTCTGCGCGGCCACGGCCGCCATACATTCGGCGCGGAACTGGACACGCTCCGGCAGACTCGCCGTCACGACGGCGATACGCGGCATCATGCCGCCACGCGGAAGGCGTGCTTCATGTCGAACCGCAGCTGCAAGGCTTCGTTCCACCTGTCCCATACGTCCGTGCTGAGAATGAGCTCGTCATACTCGCGCGGCAGGCGCGGATCCTTGTGCGTGTTCGATCCGAGGATGCGCGCCGGCGCGCCGGCCACCTTAGCGAACGGGGTGACATCCTTCACGATGCTCGAGTTCAGGCCGACCATTGCCGCCTCACCAATGATCGCCCACGGGTGTGTCACGACACCCTGACCGAACGTCGCATCCTGATCGATGATCGTGAAGCCGCCGAGGATACTGAAGCTGCCGAGCGTCACACGCGCGCCGAGCTGGCAATCGTGCGCGATATGACAGCCCGCCATTAGGAGTGCACCCGCCCCGACGCGCGTCTCCTCGACGATGCCATGATGGACGGTGACATACTCGCGTACGCACGCGCCACGACTGATCCTGACGCCGGCGTGCCTGACGGGCGCGTCGACGCCGCTTGGATACGATCCACGATGCTGCGGCGAACCGCCAATCATCGCGTGCGCGCCAATGTAGACGTCGTCGCCGATCTGACAGGGGCCGGTGATGATCGCGTACGGCTCGATCGTAACGTTCTCGCCGATGTCGACGTTGCCGCGGATGATGACGGTGTCGTGAATCATGCCTGCTCGATGTCCTCCAGGGTTGCGATGACGCGATGCTCGAGCGTCATATCGTGGTCGCCCGCGTCGATCCGTCGGGCGAGATCGGAAAGGCTGCGCCAGACAGGCCGCTCGGCCGTATCGTCGGCCAGCTGGTCCCATGTCATATCGCCGCCCGAGCAGACGACGCGCATGAAGCGGCGCTGCTCATCAGCATCCGTGCGCGCCGTAAGCGTCGCTACGGCCCAATCCGTGTCCAGCCAGACAAAGAGATGCTGGTCGCCGCGATCGACGCTGCGGACGCGCCACGGTGCCCCTCTGAGCGCGTGCAGGAGCGCGACGTCGTGAACCATCATGTCGTGAAGGATCGGCGCCGTCGACCGCGTGCCGACGGCGAAGCGTTCCGTCGTCACCTCGAGGATGTTCCCCCACGATGCGGATTCGGTCTGCATCTGATGGAACGTCCAGGCGTGCCTCATCGTGTAGTCGATCACGGCGACGCGCTTCTTACGCTCCGCCAGCGAATCGATACGGCGCAGATCGGCGAGGCTCGTCGCGCCCGGCTTCGCGATCATCACATTCGCATGACGCGACAGCGCCATCATCGCCGCCTCGACCTGCGTCCCGATCGGAGACGCGATGACGACGAGCTGCGGCGTCGTGAAATCCAACGCATCCGAGAGTGTACGAAATGTGTACAGATTCGCAGCACGCGCGACCGCTCGCCGCTCCGCGCTCGGATCGTGAATACCGGCGACGAAGAAGCCAGGGTGCGCGAGGAGATTCCGCGTCAGGACGCTGCCCCAGTAGCCGTACCCGGTGACGAGGGTGCGAATCACCAGGACTGCTGGAGTCGCGTTGCGAGACTCCACTCCATATCACGCGGCAATCCGTTCACCGCCTGCGCCCAGCGGTACTCGTAGAGCGCGTGATTCGCGGCGTGCGTCTCGCGATTGCGCTCCGCCTTGACGGGATCGCTCGCGATCGTACTCGAGTTGTCGTGATGCACGACCGCAGCGGACTGCACGAACGTCATCCCATGCACGCGAGCGCGACGCTCCCAATCGATATCCTCCATGTAGGCCGGGTGGAAGCGTTCGCAGAACAGGCCGACGCGCCTGATCGCGTTCGCGCTGATCCACGTACAGCACCACGGAGGCGCGCCCGCCTGGACGACGTCGGCCTCGTCCGTGTCCTGCGAGAAGATCGCCCACGCATCATCGCCGAAGAAGGCATCCGAGTTCAAGAGCAGCCACCCGGTCGCGTGCGGCGTCGCCTTGATACCGATGTTCCAACTAGACGCGACGCCGAGATTCGACGGCATCTTCCACAGGAAGCGGCGCTTCGCGATCATCCGCATCTGGATCGTGTCGAGATAATGGTCCGGCAGGCCGTTCCCGTTATCGATGACGATCAGCGTCTCGACATCGTCAAGGCTTTCGATAGCGCGCTCGAGCAGGTCATACCGATTCAGGACCGGGATGATGACGACGTCGATCACGGCTGCCACGTCGCGAGGCGCTGCATGATCGGCCGCCAATGCTTCGCGTAGACCGCGTCAGCCTCGTATGCCTTCGCGAAGTTGAGCGCATCCTGACTCGTCGCGCCACGCTCGCGCGCATACGCATCCTCGAGGGCCTGGACGATGTGATGAACGTGCGGGGTGAAGAACCACGAATCCTGATTCGGATCCCAGAGCGGCTGCCCATCGATCACCCAGCCGTCGCCGACGAGCTCGGGCTGCGCGCTAAACGCGCTCACGATCACGGGCGTCCCGCACGCCTGCGCCTCGATGACGGGCACGCCGAAGCCCTCGCCCGCGCTCGTGGCGAGCAGAACATCCGCATCCGTGTAGAGCGCAGCGAGCGCCGTCTGCGGGATGTTCATCCGGTAGAGGTATTGATTCACGATGCGGACCTGCTCCTGCTTGATGCCGCACGCGGCGACGAGGCGCTTCACGTCGACACCGCCGAGCGCCGCGGACTCGTCCGTATGCAGATAAAGGATCGCGTCGGGACGGTTCTGCGCGAACACGCTGAACGCGAGGAGATTCTCGCCCCAGCATTTCCGCGGCGGCGTCCGACCCTTATTCGCAGAGTTCATCATCACGACGAACGCATCGGGATCATCGACGCCCATGATGTCGCGGCCACGGATGCGCTTCCCCTGCGCGTCAAGGAATGTCGGCGTCGGCTTGAAGACGCTCGCGTCGAAAGCGTGCGGCGCATACTCGTGATCGATCTTCTCCAACTCCAGCATTCGCGAACCGAACTGACTCATCGCGATCGGCGTGACGTTCGGCTTCTTCAACCATCGGATCACGTCCGGCGGTGCGGGCTGATGATCGATCGGAACCCACGCCGCGATCTTCTCAATCTGATCGATGCTCGGATTCTTCAACGCCCACACATCGAAGAGCGTGACGACGGCACTCGGCAGCGGCGACGCGCTCGACCAATGCTGCCAATGCGCGCAGAGAATGTCATCGCTGTACGGCGAGACGCCCGTCGGGTACAGCTTGACCCCGTTCCAATCCGTCTCCGACCCCTGGAGGCCGAAGTTGCACGCGACCGCGACCTCGTGCCCGTCACGCTTCAGCCTATCGACGACCTGCGCCGTCTGTACGCCGTAACCCGTAGCGGCGAAGGGAGCGTTGCTCGCCCAGAGGACGCGCATCGGCTGGATGCCGGGCTCGACGTGCTTCGCTTTCGCAGCCGCTCGACGCATCTGCCGATTCGACACTTTCCCTCCCTAAAGACTAAGGGCCGCCGGTCCGAAGACCGACGGCCCATAGGCTACCACTCCGTGCGGATCGCTTACGCGGTGCCGCCGGCGAAGTAGACGATGTGCGAGGACTGCGGCAGGCCGCCGTCGACGCGCATCGAGGCGCGGAACGTGACGAGATCCGCGTTGAACGCGAAGTCGTCCGAGCGGTCGAGGCGGATGCCGCCGACCACGCGCGTGAAGTACGAGGGGAGGTGGCCCACCAGGACGGACTTGGCGTTCACGGCCGGGCTCGCCATCGCGGGGTTCTCGATCACCGGGCGGTTCAGCAGGAGATCCCGCTGGTTCCCGTCGAGCGTCGGCTGGAAGATGTAGTTCCCAGCCGTGTCCTTCAGCTTGCGGACCGCGCCGATCGACGCGCCGTTCATCATCCAGCCGACGCCGGGCAGCAGGCGCGCCGCACCGTCGAGGCCGGAGTAGTAGAGGTCGATCAGGTTGTCGGCGGTGAAGGCGCCCGAGACGCCCGTGCCACCCGTGATGCCCGAACCGGCTGCGGAGACGATGCCGGTCGGCTGGACGGTGCCCGTGCCGGTGGTCAGCGCCGTGTTGACGTTGTAGCCGACGCCGTTACCGACCTCCTCGGCGATAAAGCCGAGCAGGTCCACGCCGGAGTCCTCGAGCATCTCACGGCTGACCTGGATCAGGAAGCCGAACTTGTACGCGGACAGGGTCAGCATGGCCGCCAGAGTCGGATCGCTCTCCGAGAAGTTCGCACCCTCGGCGGTGACGGTGGACGACGAGCTGTACGCGCTCAGACGCGGGACGTTGAGCTGCTCCCCGCCGGCCGTGTTCAGGACGCGGACGACGGACGGGTCCATCATCGGGCCGACGAGTCGGGCCTTGAGGATGATCTCGTCGAAGAGGCTGACCGGCAGCGGAGCACCGGTCGACGTCTTGGTGACGTCGCGCTTCTCGATGTTGTAGGACCGGATCTCGCCGCGCGCTAGGGCGCGGATCGCCTCGGCCTCGGAGTCGTCGTCCGCGGGCTCCTCGTCCGTGCGGATCTCAGCCGCGACCGCGTCGAGGCGCGCCGCGCGCTCCTCGTCGGCCTTCAGCTGCTCGATCGTCTGCGCGCGCTGGTCGAGCTCGGCGGTGATGCGATCGTACTTCTCCTGCTCCTCGGCGTTGAGGTCGCGGTTCTCCGCGGCCGCCGCGTCGAGCAGGTGCTTCGCCTCGTGCCACGCGGCCTGGCGAAGATCGTGCTGGCGCTTGATGTACTCGGACATCTGCGATCTCCCTTCGGAAATCAAGTTGGGGTTGACTACCGGCCGCGGCTCCGCGAAACCGAAACACCCGACGCGGCTCCGCATCGGATACCAGAATCATAACCCCGCGAAATAGTGAAACTAGAGTCCGCAGAAAGTAGCGGCTAGACGCGCGCCATCAGCACGTCGAGCTGCTTCTGCTTCATCGCCAGCTTCGCGGCGACATCATCACGCTCGGCGCGCAGCTTCGTCACGGCCTGATCGAGAACGGCGGCGAGCTCATCATCGAGCGTCTCGCCCTTCTCAAGCGCCGTGATCGCCTCATTCAGCTTCTCAGCCTCAAGGCCCGTAGCGTCGACGAGACCATCCAGGCTGCGGACGCTGCTAACGGTGTCGCGGTTCGCTGGCCACGAAACGACCGAAACCTCGTGGAGGCGAACCTCGCGCAGTTCGCGGAACTGACCGTCATCGCTCCACGAGTCGCCGCCCTTCGGAACACTGAACCCGAAGGACATCGAATCAATATCCCCGCGGCGAATGAGGTATGCCATATCGCGGCCGTCCGTTGTGTCGGGCAGGTCCGCCTCGACCTCCAGGCCGCGCTCCGACTCCCACAGGCGCAGCGTGCCGGCCCGCTTCGACGCGAGCACGCGCGAGGTGTCGTGATTGACGAACATCTTGATCTCATTCCGCGACTTGAGCGAACGAGAGAATGCGCCTGGGGCGATCGTCTCAATGAACGGCAGCGGCTCCGACTTGCTGCGGAACGGTGCGGCCAGACCGCGGAAGGTCATCCCATCGCCGGCTTCTCCGTCGCGGACCTCAAACTCATTGACCGTGATCCTGCGCGTTTCGATGCCGTTCTCCATACGAAACAGGGTAGCACCGGGCCGCTCGCGAACAGAGATCCCCGGATACCATCGCCGATCCTGCGCATCCTCCTCGGCCGCGATCTGATCGCGCTTCCCATTGAACCAATCGATCGCCGGCTGCGGATCCAACGGATCAATACCCCACAGGTAGAACGCGACCGCGCCGGCGCCCGGCCAACCGTCAGCGTCCGCGTCGGAGTTTTGCGGCGCGTCCAGGTCGACGAGATGACGCGCCGCCCACGCGGAGACGCGCACGACCTTATCCTCGGATACCTCGCCGGCCGCCATCAGGCGTGCCTCGCGGATCGTGCGCTCAACGAGTCCGTCACCGCCATAGCCTTCGGCGCGCAGCTCAAGGCCGCGCGCGGCAGCATCGCGAATGTATTGCGGAAGCGTCAGATCGACCTGGCGCTCGAGCATCTGCGGAAGTTCCTGCGGGTCGACAGCGTCAGGCGTCAGGACAGTAAGACCGATGCGGGCATACTCGGCGCGAATATCCTCGTCATTCTCGATCGCGAGTTCGATGTTATAGACGTCGAGGAGATCCTTCACCGTCTCCGCTTTGTAGGCAACCGAATCCGCATCCGCATTTGGCTTCATGAAGAGCTGGTCCCAATCGACGTCGGCGACGTCGAGTTCGGCGATCGTCGTCGCGCGATCATCCTCGACGCGCGCCGTGACGATGATGACCTCGCCCTCATACTCATCCACAAATGCGACGACATTCGCAATCGGATCACCTTCGTATGTCAGGAGCGTGCCATCGATATCGACGATGATCGCCGGAGGGCCATCGAGGTTCCGCTCGCCGCCGGGCTCCATATCCTCGGCGATGCTGACCGCGACCATCTGATCGATCGCCGACTGCTTCGTCTCGTGACAGCCGATCGTCGTCAGACTACCGTCATCCTCTTCCTTGACGGTCGCCCAGCCCGAGCAGTCAGGCTGTGTGTCTGTGATGTAGTACGGCATCGGCCTACTGCGTCTGAATCATCACGCTGATCGAGTACGAACCGCCCGAGACGGCGAACAGCGATTCGCCGGGATTGAGAGTGATCTGCCGCTCCTCCTTGCCGTCCAGGTGAACCCCCGTCGAGGTTCCGACCGAGGCATTTCCGAGGAACACCTGCTGCGCGCTCTCATTGTTGTGAACCGTCACGCGCTGCGGCATATCGTCCGGCGGCACGATCTCGATCGCGGCCGTGCCGACGGTGTATTGAGCGGTCGTGAGAGTCATCATGCACCATCCACGGGGTAGGCGGCCTTCGGATCCTCCGGATCGATCTGCGCGATCGGCTGGAGTTGCGTCGTCGGCAGGCCCGTGTGCGGGATCGCTGGCAGGTCGAGGGCGGCAAGGATCGAGGCCGGGTCAAAGCCGGAGAAGACAAGGCGCTGGACGATGCTGGACTTCTTCTCGAGCTCCGTCAGGTTCGCCGCGTCCAAGTCGACATTCGCAAGAGGGACACGGTAGACGTCGCCGCCGTCGACGGGCGGCATATCCTCGATGCGGCGAATATCGTTGATCGATGCCCAACCGTTCACGAGTGACGAGGCGTGCGCCGCGTACCGGCTCTCCTGATCGCCGCGCTGGAGAGCGTCGACGTTGAACTTCAGGAAGGCGACGCCCGGCAGGAGCGTCGAATAGGCATCCTCAATCTTGACCAGATATGGCCGGAGAGTGTGCTGAACGAACTGGATTCCGTTCTGCTCGAGTGAGTTGTAACTTGAAGCTCCGGGCTGGATCACGCCGATCATGCTCGGCGGGCAGCGAAACGTCCGCGCGATCTCCTCGACGGCGAACTGCCGCGACTCGAGCATCTGCGCCTCATTCGGCTCCACACTCGTCTTCGTGAACTTCGCGCCACCGAATAGGACACCCGGCCGATGCGAGCGGCGCACCGACTTGTGCTGGAGCTCGAACGAGTCGGCGAGATCCTTCGCCTGCTCGCGCGTCAGCGCGCCAGGGTATTCGATGATCCCCCCGACCTGCGAACCCTGACCGAAGAAGAGCTGCGCGAACGTATCGAGCGCCTTCGACAGGCCGAGCGTCTCCTTGACCATATCGATACGCGACCGGCCACGCAGCTCGCCCGGCAGGCGTAGTTCGGTGATGTGGATCATGTCCTCGGACGGGATGACATCGCGATTGTCATAGACGAACTCGGGGCGCCGCGTCACACGGTTCAGGCGAATCTCAACGGCGCGAGGATTCAGCACGATCAGGCCGGCGATGCCCTGATCGTCGCGCAGGATCCGCGTAAAGGCGTTGCCGTTCAGGAGCAGGCTGACGAGCACCTGCTGGAAATGCTCAGTCCTGGACACGCCGACCTCGGGCGAGTCGAGCCACTCGGGGCGCGGACGGAACGGCGTGCGCGTACCGTCGCGACGGATGTAAGTATCGACCGGGAGCGTGGAGATGCTGTCGGCGATCAGGCGGACGCAGGCGTATACGGTGCCGAGCTTCAGCGCCTCATCCTGATTCATCGTCACGCCCGACGCGGTCGTGACCATCAAGTCGCCGCCAGAGCCGAAGATCGTCTGGAAACTCAGCGCGCGCTCCTCGCCGGAGTCTGCGCTCGGATTGAAGATTCTACTGAGCACGCGACCTCTCGACGGCAATGGCGAACACTAGGAGGAAAATCCCTGCCGCGATGATGCCAGCGGGCGGGAAGATGAGTCCCGCGCCAACGCTGACAGCCGCCGCGCCAATGACTTCCATTGCCAATATGATAGCCGCCCTATTCATACGCTAAAGAACCCTGGCGCGATCATCGTCTCAGACTGCACGACTCCACCATACACCGCCATCACTCCGGCGACGAGCGCGTCAATCCGCTGCCGCTGCCGGATCTTCGACACCTTCCAACCGCGATCAGTCATCTGCGCGGCGGCGCCGAGGACGTGCGCCGCAAACTCGGGATCATCGCCAGCGTGGACGATCTTGCCCTCGCCGAGCATCGAATAGAAAGCCTGGTATGCGTCGGCCATCGTCGCCGAGTTCTGCGGCATCGTCACGACCGGGATACCTTCGGCGTCGAGGACCTGCGCGGACCGCTCGAAGAAGCGCGGATCGTAGAACACGCCGGCGAGCTGGTACTCCTCATTCACTCGGCGGATGTAGTCCTCAATCACGGTGAGGTCGACGTTCTGTCCAGGGCGCGGTGTCCAGAGTTCGGCACGAATCATCGCGCGGCCGTCCTCGAGCTCGTGCGCCATGACGACGGCCGTCGAGTCGTGAACGATGCCGACGTCGACGCCTAGCGTCACACGAGCTCCGATCGGAATCTCCGCATCGCGGTCGATCGCCGCATTCCACCACTCGGCCGGAATCCACGCCTGAGAGCCTGCGACCCAGACGCAGCCGTGGAACTGCAGCACCTCCTCGGCCGTCAGTTCGGGATTGCTTGCCTGTCGCGCGAGGTATTCCTCCGTGATCCACGATGCCGGGTTCGCGAGTTTCATCGCTTCGACATCGGTCGGGTCCTTCGTCGGCGCGGCATAGTTGTAGATCAGCGTGCGCGCGTCATGGTTGCGGCTGATCGTCAACCCGGGATGCTTCTCCAGATCGCCGACCGCCTCGTTGCGATCCAGCATCCGGCCGAGGATTGATGACTCGCGTTCGTTCGCATCCCCGGCCGTTGTGATGGAAAAGACTTGGGTCGATTTGCGAGCGCCGCCAGCCGTCGTCAACGCGGCCCATGCTTTGCGGTGGCTCGGCTTCGTCCAGGCATGAATCTCATCGGCCACCACAAGCGATGGGCTGAATCCGTGAAGCTGGTCGGCGCTCGACGCTAGGCGCAGGATCTTCCCGCCACCGTCAGCACGACTGATCTCGCCGACATACTCGCGCAGGACGACTTGATCCATCAGCTCGGGCGATCGCCGGATGAACTGCACGCACGTCTCAAACAGGCGGCCTGCTTGCTTGTCCGATGCTGCGGCAAGCAGGATCTCCGGCTGCGTCTGATCGTTGAACAGGCGATACAACGCAAACGCGGCCAACATCGTAGTCTTGCCCGCTTTCCGAGGTACCAATAGAACTGCCGAGCGCGTTAGGGGCTCCGTGCCGGCCTCGTCCTTTGTCGCCAGGGCTTCGCCCATGAACTCCAGCTGCCAATCCTCAAGCACGAGCGGCTGGCCAGCGAACTGATCGATCGACTGCACGAGATACTCCTCGCACCACCACGCGAAGTGGTCAACGCGCGAGAACTTCGCGTACTTCGTCCAACGCATCGGCGTCTTCGTCGTCACTTCAACTTTCCGAGATTCGGATTCACCGTGACAATCGGCGGCGCCTTCCGATCCGGAGAAGACTGCCGCCCCTTTGTGCTGCCACCGCGCGCGCCCTTGATTGCATCCGGCTCGAGCTTCAACGCGCGACCGAACCGCGCCGCATCCTTCTCAGTCTCCGCGATCAACTTCAGAAGCGGATGCGGTACCAGGGCGCCGTTGGAATGCGTAAACAGTTTCGGCCTACCCTCGGCGATCCACTCCTCGCGCAGCTCCTCGACGAGGTCGACGGCGCGAGCGAAACGCAGCACCGCATCGCGAAACCGCTCGGGCTCTGGCATCGCGTCAACCTGAGCCGACGCAAGATTGAAGGCACGCTTCCCAGCGTCGCCGAGATCGTCAGGCAGCATCCTGCACCATCCAGATATTGAGTTGGAAGTTAGAGACATCGCTCGCATCTTTAGGGCGCTTGAGGTTGCATGGGCCACAAATAACACGCACATTATCGAGCGTATGTGTTCCAGAGATTCCGCTCTTACATCGCAGTGGGACTATGTGGTCGAGATGGCGCTGACTGAAATCATCAGATAATCGATCACCACATATTTCGCACCGCTTCGTCTTGGTCTTGAGTTCTAAGACGAGGCGGTTAGTTACATCAGAAAGACCAATCTTTTTTCGCTGCCGCCTGCGGTGACTATTGTTCGCTCTTTTTGCTTGGACCTTCGCCCACCTAAGATCACCAGATTCCCGCCAGGCCATCTGGCGAGCGTGCCGCTTCCTATTTTCAATCTTGCGCGAGCATTCTCGACATGACGCGACGCCACCTCGACTCTTAGCCGATATCGCGGCACCTCGAGCATGTCGAACACTTAGACGATCGCATTCGCCGCAAGTGAAGAAAATGATCTTTGTGTGCGGGAAGAGATCGGTGGCAGATTTCCTAGCGCGCCAGCGGCGCCTTTGCATGATTCGCGCACATCGCTCAGAACAATGAGCAGCCGACTTTTTTCGCTCAGCTGGAATCTTGCCGGAACAACATCGACACGAACCGGGGGTCGTACTGTTTGACCTTGAACTCAAGTGT